ATCAAATGCAATTATTTGACCAAATGCCGGAAGGTGATTTGGCAATCTTGAAGAAAGCGTGGAGTATCTTGAACAAGTACTTTGCGGAAACAACAACACCAGTTAAGAAAACACGCAACCGAGGGATTCACCGAACGACTCAATTGTGTTTAGACGAAATCAAGTCCGCTTACGGAAAAGAATGGATTCTCAGACACGATGTTCTTTTTAAGGAGATTTATATCAAGCACAAGAAATGGGATGTTTCAAATTTGATTAAAAAATATGTTCAACTTAATCTTATTGAAGAAGTAAGGGACACCAAAAACAAAAACAATAACATCATTAAATTCAGATTCTTATGACAACAATTATCATTCTCGGACTGGCATTGTTTCTCGCCATTGCCTTGTTCAAAGTCAACGCACTTTCAACAAGGGAAGAAGAACTACAAGATCAAGTGAACAAGTTGAATCGTGAGTTGTGGGATTTGCAAACTGAGAATCTGACCATCAGGTCAAAGATTGCCGAAGCAAACGATCGTGCTAAAACTTGGGAACTTCACGCCAACGATTTAATTCAAAGTAGAAAAAATGCTCAAAGCACTGGTCGTAAAGGCATCAATTAATTTCATTATAAAGTGGCGAGTGTATTATGCCGGAGAGCTACTCGCGACATTTGAGAATGAGAAAGACGCTATGGAATACGCTGAATTTATAGATAGGCAATGAGAGATAGATACGAATTGATTTGGGCAATCGCAATCCTTCGTGATGACTTCCAGTATACTTGGTTGACGATATCACGCAAGATGGGATATTCAATGACGAAGGTCATCCATTTATACAAACAAGCGAAACCACATTATAATTTATTGTTTGAACCAAACTGATGTATTATATTTGTAGAAGAAGGTGAGATTTCGCAGCTCTCGTTAAACTTTCAAGATTATTGCCCGTTGGGATGATAGGTGCTGCGACCACTGTCATTCTGATGGGCTTTTTTTATTCGCAGCAAAAATGAAAACACAACACGAACAATGGAAACCTATTGCGGAATGCAATGGTCAGTACTACATCTCCGATCACGGACAAGTCAAAAGTATGAAGTTTGGCAAAGAAAGAATTTTGAAACACAGTATAACCCCAAACGGTTATTTCAAAGTAGATCTTTTCATAAAAGGAAAGCCAAAATCAATAAAAATTCACAAATTAGTTGCATTGGCATTTGTCAAAAATTTAGACAACAAGCCACAAGTAAACCACAAAGATGGCAACAAGTTAAACAATCAGGTAGAAAACCTTGAGTGGCATACTTCAAAAGAAAATATCAATCACGCTTGGCAAAATGGACTTTGTGAAACATCAAGATTGGCAACTATTGAAAGACAATCAAAGCCAGTTATTGACATTACAACAAGTAAAAAATATGTTTCATTAAAACTGGCTTGTCAAGATATTAATGAACCATATAGTCGTCATCAAAAAAGATATCACAACAACTCACCACTTCAAAGATTCTTTTACTTATGAGCAAAGACCCAGCGTTCCTGTTCTATTCGTCAGATTTCTTGACGGGTACTTTGCTGATGTCAATGGAGCAAAAAGGCAAGTTTATAACTGTGCTTTGTTTACAACATCAGAAAGGACATTTGTCAGAAAAAGATATGTTGCAGATATGTGGAACATATGATGAAGATATATTTAGCAAGTTTCAAAAAGATTCAGAAGGTAAATTTTTTAATGTCCGATTAGAACAAGAAGTTGACAAACGGAAATCCTATTCAGAATCAAGACGAAATAATCGTATGAAGAAAGAAGATGTGATAAACATATCTGATACATATGTTCAACATATGGAAAATGAAAATGAAATTGAAAATACAATTAAAGAAAAGAAGGTATCAGTATTTAGAAAACCACCCATTGAAGAAGTCAAAGCATATATGTCAGAACTAAAAATGAATGACTTGTCAGAGCAATGGTTCAATCATTATCAAGCTACTGGATGGATGATTGGTAAAAACAAAATGAAAGACTGGAGGGCATCGGTGAGAACTTGGAAAGCAAATCAAAAAAATAATACGAGTAATCAACAAATAATCCACCGAAGTAAGTTTAATTTGAAAGACTATGAACTCTGAGCAATATATACTTTCCCAACTTTTGTTTTATGACCAAACAAGAGCAATGCTTCCACGCATCAAATCGCAATGGTTTGAAGACAAGCTAAACAAACGCATCATTGAGGCAATGTTGGAGATGTACATTAACAACGACCCCATTGATGTTCTTACTTTGGGCAGATTATTCAAACGGGAAGAGATGATCTACATCGTTCGCTTGACTCAAGATGTCTATGGGATGCCAAACATCAGCAGTCACCTGCCCGAACTGGAACACAAGTACCTGAAGAAGGAATTCTTGAACAACCTTTCTACTTTGGATTTGGCAACGGACTTGAAAGAATTGCTCACCAATGTCCAAACGATGATAGACAACACCAAGTTTACAAGCATCAACGACCCTGTGCAGATTACACAAGTTACAAACAAAGCCGTTGATACAATCATTGAAGCCGTGAAGCGTGGTGATCAACTAACCGGTAGACCAACGGGATGGGTTGGACTGGATAGGATGTTAGGTGGATGGAATCCCGGTGATTTGGTGGTGATGGCTGCAAGACCTGGTCAAGGTAAAACGGCACTCGCTCTTACTTTGATGTGGGAGTTTGCCAAGCGTGATGGGAAAGGTTTGTTTGTATCGTTGGAGATGAGCAACGACCAAATTGCCAAACGATATTTATCATTGATCACCGACATCTCAAGCTGGAAGATTAGGAATGCGACATTGCGAGAATACGAAGTGGATATCATTATTGACAAAGCCAACAATCAGACAGTGCAATTCTTCATTGACGATGACCCTAACTGCTCAATTATGCAAATCAAATCCAAAGCCAAGATTCACAAAGCGAAACACGGACTTGAGTTGTTGGTGATTGATTACATCCAGTTAATCAAAGGAACAAAACAAAACAGGGAACAAGAAATTGCAGAGATATCCCGAAACTTAAAATTGCTCTCTAAAGAACTCAATATCACGGTGGTGGTGTTGGCTCAGTTATCACGCAAATGTGAGGAGAGAGCGGACAAAAGACCTATGCTGAGTGATATCCGTGAGAGTGGAAGTATAGAACAAGATGCGGATGTTGTGATGTTCCCATTCAGACCAGCTTATTATTCAGGTGAGAAGCTTGAGAAGGAAGATGCTGAATTGATTATCGCAAAGAACAGGCACGGAGAATGCCACACGATAGACACCACCTTTATTGGATCACGCACAATGTACGAAGAACGATTATGAGAAAGTATTGGACAACGGAAGAAGCTGAAGAATTACAACGGTTATACCCAACAACAATGGCAAATGATTTGGCGGTGCATTTTGGATGTACTGTAAAGCAGATTTACAATAAATCAAACAACATCGGTATCAAAAAAGACATTGAATTTTTACATCAATACTATCTTGAAAACTTCAAAGGACACCCAGCAACCCAATTCAAAAAAGGAGTGGCATCTTGGAACAAAGGCAAAAAAGGTTTGCAGATGGGTGGAGTTGAAACACAATTTAAGAAAGGACAAACACCACACAACACTAAGCCGATTGGATTCCGTTCACTTCGGGATGGATACCTGGTTGAAAGAATAGAGGTCGGATTTGAGTTTGTTCACAAGCTACTTTGGAAACAACATCACGGAGAAATACCACCAGGAATGTTTGTCGTGTTCAAAGACCGCAACAAGCAGAACATTTGTATTGAAAACTTAGAGGTCATTGACCGAGTGGAACACATCCGAAGAAACCACATCCAAAATTTACCACAAGAAATCAAAGAAGTAATTCACATCAAAAAACAAATAACAAGAAAAATAAACAGCTATGGCAAGAAATAAAATGACCGACCTACGAGATCACCTTTTTGAAGTATTGGAAAAATTAAGAGACGGTGACATTGACATTCAAACTGCACAAACGATGGCAGATGTTTCACAAGTGATTATCAACTCAGCCAAGATTGAAGTTGACTTCATCAAAGTAACTGGCAGTACATCGGATTCAGGATTCATCCAACTCGGTGAACACAATCAAAAACTACTATGAAAACAATAACTATAACTGAAGAACAATTAAAAACATTAATCGCACAATCTTATAGCGGTGGATGGCACGATGGACAAGATGCAATCATTATGAGAATTGAGCACATTGATAAAGGTGGGGATGAACTCGGGGAACAATGGTATTCAACTATGGTTATAAGTGAGCTTGTAGAATTAGGGCTGTTATGATTGATTATCAAGAGATGCACCTGTTGAAGCAAGAAGTCAAACGGCTCAAAGGTGTAATCGCAGAACTGAACGATTCACGGATGCGAGAAATCAAGAAACTCAAAGACCAAATCGTGAACCCACGATGCAAGATCAACGAGATTGATGCCGAATGGACTGAAGCAATGAGGGTAGTGTGCATCATCTACGATGTCACCCCCGATGAGATACTGGAGAAGGTGA